ACCATTTCTTAAGAAATGGGATCATACCAGTGTGCATGATCTCGCCACCACGTATGGGCGAGCCCAGTGGACGCAACCTGCCAATCTCCAAACCAATGCCTGCACGTTTGCTGGCATACTTGGCCATCATCTCACCACTGGCGAATATAGAATCCAAGTCGTCATCGCTTCGGATGAGAACACAGGATGAAAATTGTTTGGTTGGTGTGCCCAGTCCAGCAAGAACAGGAGTAGCAAGAGTAAACAAACCATCACTTGCACAATTATAGTACTCTTTAATATAACGCATTCTAGCGGTGTTAGGCTCTTCTCGATGAAAGACGGTAGCGGCGGCCACCATGTATCGGACTTGGGGAGTTTCATATATTTCTTTGGTTGATCTATTTCTTACAAGATATTTTTCAATTAACTGTTCAATGGCTGCATAACTGTATTGTTCATCTTTGACATGATCTATCATGTCATTCATGCGGTTCCAGTCATCTTCTGAGTACCACTCCAACAGTTCAGGTGTGTAAAGACCCACTGCAACATTTTTCTTGACAATTTCATACAAGTGCGGGGGATCATATGATCCATACACATCCTTGCGCAACATTGACAATCTTTGTTTGCCTGCCACATACTGATAGTTGGTGTGACCAACATCAGGGTTGCTTTCCACATCAATTAGATCCACTATGGCTCTCAGTGTGATCCCGTCAATTTCCTTGGTGGTAATGCCGTCATAAAAATGCAGTTGTGCCTTGATTTCAATCATGCTTTGACTTACGTCTGCTATGCCTGCACACACTTTGGCTATTTGTGCCTGCCATTTTTCCAATGCCAATGGCTCGCGAGTTCCGTCACGTTTTTGTACTGTAATTTGTTTCATTGTTACCTAATTTGTTGTTTTATTTGCTGTTGTGTCACACTGTGTCGGGGTTTGGTGCGCTCTAGAGTGATATTTAACATCTGCTTTGAATCCCAATTCAGTATATATTTCTCGTTGGCGACCAGGACTAAATTGTCACTACCAAACTCGGCCAACACTGAATCCTGCAGATCTGGCCGATCTAGTATGGTTATAGTATACAGGATTCCCAGCCCGCGAGCAAGATCGCAATAGATATTGTCGCTCAATAATTGCCAGGGATCGGGCCAGACTGCTTGATCGTCCCAGTGCAAATGGTATGCTCGCCAAGGAGCATGAAACCACCAAGCATTGATGGCATGCAGTGCTGTTTCTACATCACCAGTGGAGGCTTGATTTCTAAGTTGTGTCCAACTTTCAAGCCTTTCGGCAAAAGTTCTGGGCCACATTAGGCTAGTTTTGTAACTGAGTAATAAATTGTTCCGGCTGTGCCTGTGCTGGTAGTGGTGTATTTCCAACTCACAACACTGGCCGCTTCGCTTACACTGAAAGTTTGTCCAGTTGAAGAGTTTTGTTGTCCCGAATCACTGCCAACCATGTTTGTACCCGAAGCATCTGTGCCGCAGATGATGATATATGTTCCGGTTCTCACAGCAGTTCCACGCACTATGGTATAGTCAATTTTGATTGCTTTTATCACAGTGGCATCAAATGTCAGCAGAGTTCTTGCACTGCTGACATTGTCGGCCAAGGTGTCTGTGATGCCACTCATGCGTTGATATGTGCCCAGTGTCAATTGATTGGCATAGTTGTAAGGAGTTGCCCCGGCACTGTTGTTTTGATAGAATGTGATGTTGTTCACATTCATGCCCAGGGCAACAGAATTATTTTGCCCACTGTAGGTGGTACTCAACTTTATTCTAGGGTAGGTTGAGGAAAACTGCGTGGTTCTTTGAAACATATCGCCTATGCTGACATTGTTGATAGCATCAATGTCAATCACAGACGTGGCGGGATTATCTGCACCATTGAAATGATTGCCCACATCATAGAATACATTGTAGGCCGAACAGTTCAAGCCCACATTTACAATAACAATACCTTCGGCATAGATGTTGTCAAAGTTGTTTTGTACTATTCTAAAACCAGTGGGGCCCACAGCAGGTGCCACGGTGTTGCCCAAATACACGCCTTGGTACAAGGTATCAAACGAACAGTTGCTGAATGTGACTCCTTCAATTTGTTCTTCGGTATTTGTGCCCCATACCATGCCCGAAAATGCCGAATGATTCCATTCAATGTTGCTACACACGTAACTGGCTGTGGTATTGAATCTCACACAAGCGGTGCTGTTAGAGGCTGTGGTGAGCGAACTTTGAGTTTCTGGTCCAGCAACATTTACACTTTGAAATGCACAATCCTGTGCGGCTTCAACATAAAAGCCATCATGTATCATGTTTGTGGAAAACAGCATGTTGGAAATTGAGAACTTGCCGGGCGGCAAGGCGCCATTGGTACCAATGTTGTCGCCAGTTTGTTGCAGGCTGTCTGCGGTTCTGCAGATGTAACCGGGCAAGGTTGTGGCAGTCCAATAAGCAGTGTTGCCAATGGCAATACCCACAGGCACTGTGGTTGTACTGCGATAGTAACTGCCGCTGTTGACCACTAGTACGCCACTGCCATAAGATACACTACTGGTCCAGGTGGCCACATAAAAATAAATCACCGTGCTTTCAGGACCGTCTCCATAAAGATTACACCATGGTGGGATGTTCAGCGTGTCGCTGATGATGTAGGTACCGGCTGGAAAATACAAACCACGGCGTACTTGAGTATTGGTTTCTCGGCAGTACAATTGATACAAGGCATTGTTGATGTTGTCTGTGACATCAGTTACACCATCGCCTGTGGCGCCAAAATCTGTGATCACTGCAAAACTATCCAGCCTGCTTTGTAAACTCTGACTGACAGGAGTACTGGCAGTCAAACCAGTTTGTACTGTGTAGCCTGCAGATTCACCTTTGTAGGTGTAGCCAGTGGATACACCAAGCACATCGCTGAACTCAGTCAATATTTCAGTATTGCCCACAACAGGGGCGCCTTCGGCCAATGTACCATTGCCAATGTAGAGTCGGCGGGTGTCTGTTGCCCAACCTAGTTCGGCACCGGCCAGAGGTTGGGGCAGGTCTTGTGCCAAACCCTTGCGTTGTGTGATTCGTGATATTTGTACAATTGCCACAGTAATAGTCCTTGCGATATTACATATTTAGCAAGTAGTACTGTTCAACCTTTTTCCACCATAACGTGCGATAGCGTTCAAATTCTGCGCCTTCCAGCACAAATTCCTGATATTTGGGCTGGCCAACAATGTTGTGTTGTTCATCAAGATCGGGTTTTACACACATCAAAACTACGCCTTTTCGGATGCGTGTGCCGTGCAATTCGTTGTGGGCTTCGGCATAGGCGCACAGTTGCATAAAGTAATCGTCAATCCATTCACGCTTTTTTGGCCGGTTGGTTTGTTTATAATCCAGTATTGATTCTTCATTCAAATGAATACCTGCGCCGTCGGTGGTACCTGCGTACACTGAAGGAAAGTACAAAGGAACTTCGATACCCCAGAATTCACTGACATTTTTCAGCCCTTGTTCAATCACAGTTTTGGCCATTAAATGGCTAGGCCAACTAAAGGGATTTGATCCACGCTCTTTTATTTCACCTGTTTTGACATAGTGCTCAAGGTAGGTGTGCATTCTAGTGCCACGATTGGCGGCTTCTGTTGTAATTTGCTGTGCTTTTTCTACACCTACTCTTGCACGCCATTGGTTCAATGCTTGTTTGCTTTCTTCACTTTTGGTCTTGTCAAGAATTGTGGTCACTGAGGGCAGTTTGTTGCCATCTGGAGTGGCGTAGTAGCGTTTGCCCTCTACTGTCACGCGGGGTATGGGTTTATAATCAAATCGTGGATTGTACAAATTAAACTCTAAAACTTTCTCCGCAACCGCAACGGTCGCGTTCATTGGGGTTACGAAACTCAAAGCCTTCGTTAAGGCCTTGGCGAACATAGTCTACTGTCATGTTTTTAAGGTAAACGTCGTCTTTTTGATTTACCAACACTACAAAGTCGTTTTGCGCATAATTGATAACATAAGGATCAGGAGTGTATTCTCTAACGTATTCTAACACATAAGCCAGCCCAGAGCAACCTGTTGTTTTGACGCCAATGCGAATGCCAGCATAACCTTTGGCTGTGACTAATCGTTGTATTTTGTTTCGTGCTGTGTCAGTTAACGAGATCATGCTTCTTGCGATAGTCCGCTATTGCGGCTTTGATGGCGTCCTCGGCAAGAATGGAGCAGTGGATTTTGACTGGGGGGAGAGCAAGTTCTTCAGCAATCTCGCTATTGCGTATGGATCCTGCTTCCTCAAGTGTTCGACCTTTGACCCATTCTGTAACGAGGCTACTGCTGGCAATGGCCGACCCACAACCGTAGGTTTTGAATTTGGCATCTGTGATAATTCCATCTGTTACTTTTATCTGTAACTTCATTACATCCCCGCAAGCAGGTGCACCAACCATACCAGTACCAATGGTATCATCAGTAGAAGCAAAACTGCCCACATTTCGGGGATTTTCATAGTGATCAATTACTTTGTCTGAGTAGGCCATATTACATTCTTATGTAGACTTCTTGGTACACACCGTTTACTAACATGAGTTGTTTGCGGTAGGCAATGCCATCGAGATACACAATGTCTGTGGGCTGTTGAATGACCACAGGCGGTTGTTGTACCACTACAGGCGGTTGTTGTACCACCACTGGAGGGCGTGTGGCGGCATAGACCACAGCACCACTGATCAAAGCAGGTGCCACCCAATCCCAACTGTGGTGGCCACCACGATATCCGCCGTGATGGTGATGATGCTGTGCCATTGCTGACACACTTAGGCTGACGAGAAGTAAAGCAATGAGTCGTTTCATAGTACTCTCCTTGTGGGTAGTATACTATATTTAACGCTTTGTGTCAACCTTTGGTTGACTGATTTGATTAGACGCCGCGATCTTTTTTGGCTGCGGATTTGGCTGCCGCGGCCACAATGTCTTGTGCTCGATTCACCGGCATAGCCACATCGGGCTGTCCTGCACCTTTGAATACCAGCACACCAGTATTGGGATCCATGGGTTCCAACAAATTGCTCAGCGGTTCTTGACTCACAATATCGGCTAGATTTTGGCTATTGACGTTGATATCAAGATCATTGGCCAATTTGACAAAAGCGTCTTGGCTGATTTCTTTTCTAGCATTGGTATCTTTGGCACGCCCACTGAGAAACTGTACCAGACCCTGCAAACTGTTGGGGTCCGGAGTTGGTGCCATACCAGCATCAACTTCAAAGATTTTCATTATCGTTTGGCGCGACCCAACGCGGCAGCAGGAGGTTCAGCACCGGCTTCGGCGGCGGCAGCATCTAGTTCAGCACCAGCACCCATTTCGGCACCCATTTCGCCAGCGGCAGCCATGTCAGCACCAGCGGCACCCATAGCATCTGCACCAGCGGCAATGTCAGCACCCATGGCACCAGCGGCAGCGGCACCCGATGGAGCCTGGCCAGTTACCACACCCAGTGCGGCATCAAGTTGTTGTTTGGCACCTTGGATGTTTTGCAACAGACCCGTGAGTGCGGCTGTGGCATCTTGATTGAATTGTGTGGCTTGATCAATGCCCACTTGATTCTTGATTGAATCTACCAGGGCAGGCAATTCTTTGAATTGCAGTTCTGAAACGTCTTCCAACATGCTTTGCATTTTGTCAACCATGTCTTGTGCAGCCAAGACCACTTGGGCTTGTTGTACTTCGCTTTCGTTGAGTCTACGCATCACACGACGCAGTCTGCTCTCGGCCTGCATCATTGCGGCTGCTGCCACAAGTTTTTGTTCTTCAGGATTCAATTGTTGTCCGGCAGCACTTTTCTTCAGTGCGGCAGCCAATTTGGGATCTTTAGGAGCGGTACCAGCAGTGCTACTAACGCCGCCTGTGGTATTAGTAGGTGGTATCTCAGTTTCTTTTAATCTAGCACTCAATGCCTGTTCCATCATGACCAGTTGCAAATATTTGGGATTTGTTTCACTGTGATGACGAGCAGTAGTACTGCGATGTTCGGCCAATACTCCTTGTACTTTCATCAGCATGTTTTTGGCTTGGCCAGGTGTTAATTGGTCAAAACTGATGGCATTACCAAAGTAACTTTCGAATACTTTGGCGATTTGTTTACTTGGCTTGGGAGCCGATAGTTCTTGCAGTTTCATTGTTGAATCCTCTAATCTGTAGATATTTAGCCTGATTTACACATTTTTCTAATTCTTGATTTACAGCTTGATACAGGTCTATTTTGGGTTGAATTTTCATGTTGATGATTTCATAAAAATCCTCATGCCGTCCACGGTCAGCAATGGTTTTGCGACAGTAGATATCTGCTGCCAAGGCTTGTTTTTTACGATCCAGTACCAGCAACGAATTGGCCAATCTGTAGTGGTTTTGATGATCCGCAGTACACCATGACATGGCTGTTTTTTTACTGCTAAAACAGTGGATTTGCTTGTCCCAGGTATTGACAGTGAATCCTGTGCCTTGTGGCTCTATACAGTATCTTCCAAAAACCACAATACCGCCTGTGCCATCATCCAAGATAATAGAATTGATATTGCGTTTTATCTCACGCTGAGCCCATTGTTCTAGTTTTTGATCTCTTGTCATTTTAGCACGTAATGACTGACCACGTAGCCCAAACATGCAGTCAAAAATCCAATTATTCCTATGCCCCAGCCAATCAATTGAGCGTTGCGATTATTGCCCATTTGAATCACAGCATCGTGTATGCCCTTGATAGATGCCTTTAACTCCACGGTGTCTTGTTTGACATCTTCTATGCGTTGTTCTAGAGCGGTGTAGCGTTGAGCACATAGTTCAACGTGGGCTTCTAGACTTTTCTTTTCAATGTCAGTGGCTTCGGTCATGATTACTCCAATGTGTTATTTACCGCAGTAAACCAAATGTTTTGGTCTTGACCGTCTGTGGTAATAGTGGGAGCCAGACTGGGTTGTTCTTTGAGATTCAGCATCATTGGTACTCCCTCACAATCTACTCGAAGTCCAGCCAAAGGGTCAGAGTCTCCGTGTACTTCAAACACTCCTGGACTTTCACTTCGGAACTCAAATTCCCATACGCCGTCTTTATGCACAGGCACTGTGAGATCGGCCGGTTGTGTTCGTAAACTTATGATTTGCAACAGGGTTTCCCAGTTGCGTTGTTGATTGCGAGAGTGGTGCCAGTCTGTTTGATTTTGTACAGATTGGCCAGCACGATCCACAAAAGGAATTTCGCTTGATCGGAAATGTCCTGTCACGCCAGTGAAACTGCAATCAAAAAGAGTACGGCATATGATTTTCATTATACGGGTATTTAATGCCAAAAAGAAACCCTGGAGTTTTTACGTCCAGGGTGGGTTAACCTATATTAGTTATTAGGTCTGCAAGCCAGTGAATGTGGCCACGTTGGAAACGTTGGCAGTTGGGATACCAATGTTCAAACCACCAGTTGCGTTGGCTGTTTGAGCAGCCGCAACCAATGTTGCTGTAGTGTAAGCACCGCTTGGGTAGATAGCAATGTTGATTTGACCTGCTGTGGGGCCTGCTTGATAGAAAGCAATGGTTCCGCCTGCGCCACCGTTGGTGATGCCTGCACCAGACTGGATAGCCTGGAACACATTGTTCAAGTAACCGTTGACGTTACCAGCATTGGTCAATGCGGCATTGGCTGTGAGTGAGAAGAAGTCCAGTTTTGGACCGCTCAACATCACTGGGCCTTGGGCCGCAACGTTGGCTGTTCCTGCGATGGAACCGTTTGCTACGTCCAGTGCAAATACTGGTTGGGTAGTACCATTTGTTTTTGTAAATGTTGCCATTTTCTTTTTCCTTTAAGTTAGTGGTCTCGGTGGACCTGCACTTATTTAGTCAGTTTGGAAAAATCACGCTGGTTGCGGATTGTTTCTCTGACGATTTTGAGCCGCAAATGCGTTGGGGTCAAAGCGATTCACTGCTTTGGCATAGCCCACAGGGGTGGCCATGACCCAGCCTTCTTGTCCTGGATGCTCAGTATCTGCTTGGCGTAACAGGTGCATTTTGATATCATGTAGCAGGTTAAATGCGTTGAATGCCGCTGCCAGAGCAGGAGTATTAGATGTAGGGCTGTTTAGGTACTCCACAATATTGCGGAACTTTTGCGGGGTTACTCGGGTCTGCAACCACTCGCCAAACTCGGGCAACAGTGTGGCGCCGTTGAGGGGGCTGCCAACCTTGGTGTTGATAAAGTCCACGCACAGTTTTGCTAGGTCCGTAATTTTGTGTGCTCTGAGTTCAGCAGGATTGAACAGGGTGTCAATGTCTCGACCGCTGGCTTTGATCAATTGTCGAAGTTGTTTTTCGGCGTTTGTTTCTGTTTGCAATTGACGTGGGCTGGCTGGCTTTTCCAACATCAAGCCTGGTACATCATTGAAACGCACACCGCTCAGAGGTTGACGAGCATCGCCTTGGTCAGCATACATTGAGTGTATGGCAATGCCAATGTTGCTGTTGCCAATGCGCTGGCCCAAAGCCGACTTGGCAGGAATTTTGTATTCCACTGTGTTGGGGCGAAACACATAGTTGCCCGCAATCACTGGGGGAGTCTGCATGTACAACAAATCGCCCTTGACGTAGCCACGAAAGTTGGGTGGCAGTGCGGCTTCCAACACAGGAAACAGTGTGGCATACAGTTGAATTAATTCTGTTCTGTCTCCCGAACGCTGACTTTGGATTTTTGCCATCATGTCAGGACTGGTGGCAAGTCCGTCATAGCCCTTGGCTTCAAAGCCTGAACCATCTGTGAGCACAAACTCTCCAGTGGCAGGCTTGCGGCCAAATATCACAGCAGGTTTGCCGTCCCACTTGGCTGTCACTGTGGAGGGTTGTTCGGTGGCGTGTTTGACAATTTCCAGTGCGTCACGAATACCTTGGGTGCCACGACGGAACACTAGATCTTCAAGATGTTCAATGCCTTTGGCACGGCCACCAACACCGGCTTGCTCGGCTTCGACCAAGGCAACGTAACCTTGGTTCACAATGCGGTCACGCAGGCGAGCCAACCAGTTGACTTCACTTTCGGCCACGGTCACGTCAGGTTCTTGTACGCCTTCACGTGCGAGATAGTCACGGAAATCGGCCAATTTGGCATCGCGGTCGGGGTCCATGGCCAAGGCCTTGTAAATGCTTTCCACAGTCTGCAACTGATTGCGTTTGTACTGTGGTGCCAACAGTATGCCTGCGGCTTGATCTGGATCCATGGTAACCAACTGGTCATTGACTCTGCTGATGATGCCTTTGGCACTGGCCTTGAGTCCCAGGGCTTTGGCAATGCTTGACATCAAGACATTGCGGAACACGCCCTTGTAGGCTGACCCTGCGCCACCTCCTAGCCAGAATGTACCCCAGTCCATGTTGGGCATGAACATAAAGTCTGTTTGTACAAAGCCGCGACGCGGATCACCTTGTATGGGTGTTCGAAAATGCACTGCTTCGCCTGTGAGACGGCACCAAGCCTTGGGATCTTGCTTGTTCTTTGTGGCCCAGGCATCTAACTTACTCTTCAGTTCGGCCTTGGTGATTTCATTGGAATCTACGGCCAAGTCCAGGTCGCCAGAGTCGGGCTTTTTGCCAGTTGATCCCAACCACTTGATGGGAATGCCATTGGCATCTTTTTGTTTTGTCAGATCCAAGCCTGTGAGTCGTTCCAACCAAGATACTGTGCTTGCGATGTCCGCCAATTGGATACGCTGTGTGGCTGGAGAGCCATCAGCGTTCTTAAAAACATTGCCGCCTTCTTTTAAAAACATCTTATGTCCTATTTCTGTAAACCCAGCATCTTTAACAGTTGGGCTTTTTGCGCAGGGTTTCTAGCGGCCATTTGTAATTCACCTACATCATTGGCATTCAAACCCAGTTCGCTGGCCAACGCAAGATCTTGTGCGTTTAAAACAGCACGATTTGCACCTACACTCGATCCTAAACCTGTGCTTGTGTCAAATGCCAACACGCCTTGAGCAGGTGCTATGCCGTCGACCACTAGACTTTGCCAGGCTTGTGCAGGGTTACCTCCACTGATGGTGGCTTTGTAAATGTCATCAATGGCTTGATTGATGTCTTGAATGGCCTGCATGGCTGTGGCTTTGACAGTTTGACCCTCGGGTGTGGCAGTGTCGCCCACATTGTTGGCCAGGGTTTTGAAATCAAAATTGTATCGTGGCTGAATGGCTTGATTGATCATGTCAGTGAGTTCGGCTTTCAATCTGCTTTGTTCGCCTGCGGTCAATTTGGCTGGACTGGTGGGTGCGGCTCCTGTGGCAGGATCTCGGCTTTGTGACAGTGCGGCCTGTACTTTGGCCGACCAGTTCTGTTGCAACACAGGCATGAGAGTTTTTGCCATGTCTTGACCCAGTTTGAGTGCTTGAGCACGGTTCATGGGTGAACCAGTTTTGTTGCCCAATACATCTACACCACCAAATGCCTTGCTCAGCAAAGATTTTCCCAGGGCTGATCCTATACCTCCTGCCACGGCAGCGGCGCCGCCAGCCGCAGTTTTAGCACCGCCTGCTACTTTTGCCAGACTGCTGCCAATGGATCCACTGGTTCTAGCAGGTGTGGCAGTGGCAGGTGCGGCTGCCGCCCCACTGGAAGTTGTAGAGGCAGCAGGTGTGGCAGTGGCTACATATTCTTTCAGGGGTTTGTGTGTGATTTCATGAATCTGCATGGGTTCTCCTAACAGATCGCGAAAATTTGCCTGCATCTTTGGTGCGTATGGCATTGAGCAATTTTCTAGTGAGATTGTCTGCTTGCTCTGCACCAAATTCAGATTCAATTTGTTCAATCAGCCGTATGGCACTGGCAATCACGCTGTCAGCACGAGTTTCAATGATAAGGCGGCGATCACGCTCCACATACATTGAATCTAATTCTTCCAGCAAACTTCGGGTCTTTTTCTGCATTCGATCTGGGCCTTTGGATTATTTAGTGCTAGAGGGATTCTAATAAATATCTATTATACAGGAACACCCATGACAAGTCAAATCAACCCCAACAACATAGACGGCACCTATCCCGTTGCTGGCCAACCCAACAACACACAGGGTTTTAGAGACAATTTTACCAACATAAAAACCAATTTTCAAACAGCCGCTACTGAAATCACTGACTTGGAAAACAAAGGCATTTTCAAAGCCGCCCTGACTGGCACAACGTTGGACAACAACATGGCGGATAACTTAATATACGCCGTTAAATTAAATGACACCAGTTATACCTATGTACAACAAACTGCCACCGCAGGCGCCATTGCCATTGATTACTCAGCCGCTCAGTATCAGTTGATTGCCCCAACTGGCAATGTGAGTTTGAGTTTCAGCAACTGGCCCAGTTCAGGTTCAGAAGGTGTGATGTACATTGATTTTGTTGTGACCAATACTGCATACACTGTGACCCTGCCTGCGGCAGTCAGTGTGGGAACCACTGGCATCCAAGGCTACGCCAGCAACGTTATCACATTTGGCGCCACAGGAACTTATAGATTTGGATTCAGTAGCGTAGACTCGGGCACAACCATTGCTATATACGATCTAAATCGCCCACTGCTGGGCAGCGCAGGTTCGGCCATTGGATACAGTTCGGGCACTGGCGGCACAGTGACTCAAGGTACCAACAAAAGCACAGGTGTGACTCTCGACAAACGCTGTGGGCAGATTACCATGAACAGTGCTAGTTTGGCCGCTGGCGCTGAAGTCAGTTTCACTCTTACCAACAGTTATATTGCCTCAACTGATGTGGTATATGTTTGCATTGCTTCGGGTGCCACAGCCGGTGCGTACAATGTTCAAGTAGATGCGGTAGGTACTGGCAGTTGCAGAATCAGCCTCAGCAATTTGAGTTCAGGTAGTTTGGGCGAAGCAATTGTGCTCAACTTTGTTGTTATCACTAGTGTGGCCGCATAATCTCCATTCATGAATGATTATTTTTGTGTGCTACCATTCTACGGTTTTGAACTAGACCGTAGAGGTAAGAATATCTATTGTTGCAAACTACAAACAGGAGCCAATATCAACGCTGTTCGTGAGTCAATGTTGGCTCAGCAACGATCGGAGGCGTGCAGTGCTTGTTGGAAACTGGAAGATCAAGGAATACAAAGTGAAAGACAACTTCAGAACAGTACATTTGACTTTTACCTAGATCGAGATCTAGACAAAATTGAACAAGATGTTCGAAATCACCAATATTCTACAAAAATTGTTAAACTGTGGACAAGTAATATTTGCAACGGTACATGTGTAACTTGTGGCAGTCAAGCCAGTTCAGCATGGGCGGCCCTTGAAGGCAAGCCCATCAATTACAAAACCATTGAGCCCGACTTAATCAACAATATCAGTTGGCAAGATATCACTCAATTATCTTTGGTAGGCGGAGAGCCACTTTTAGAAAAACAAAACTTCAACATTTTAAATCGACTCATTGAGACCAACAACACTGATTGTTTGGTGTCTATTGTGACCAATGGATCCTGCGACATAACAGACAGGCAATTTCAAACACTACAACAATTTCGAAATCTCAGTATTTGTTTGAGCATAGACGGCATTGGTCCAGTTTTTGAATACATGCGATTCCCACTGAAATGGTCGGTGATGTTGGAAAACATGGCAAAATTCAAAACAATCGCCAAACACCTCAGTGCAAGTTACACCATAAGCAATGTAAATATCCTGTATTATCAAGAAACTGTAGATTGGTTTGCCAGTCAAAATTTACAATTTCATCACAATCTAGTGACATGGCCTACATATTACAATGTTAATTCCTTGCCCAAATCTGCCAAGAGTGATCCTGCGATAGCAAAGTTTTTTAGAGAGCATGTGCCCTTGGATGACATGTTGTTCGCAAAAGCCATTGCTGAGTTGACAAGACAAGACCAATTAAAAAAAATCAACTGCCGCGATTTTGTGCCTAAATTTACTGCTCTATTTTAAAGTATTCAGACACTTCAGGAAATGCCAATTTCCAACTGTTGTTTCTTCTTGGGTCCCACTGTTTGACAAAACGTGATATTGCAGTATAGTCAGTGTCAATATCGGTATTCTTCAACAACCTACTGATGTAAGACTCTGGGTACATTTGGTATACTTTTTCTCTCAACTCAACTGGAGTTTTTGTCAAGGCCCAGGTCCCCCAGCAAGGATGAACATTGATTTCAGTCGGATCCGTAAATCTATTGGTTGCAAATTTTGTTTCAACCCAGTCTAACAGTCTGTTGTAATACAACACATTCAGCGGATTGACTGTGTGATTTATTCTAAAAAGCACGTTGGGTGGAGCATGTTCTCTGATGTGAAACAAATTGTCTTGTACTCGATCCCACTTCAAAGGCCATCGTATATAATCAAATTGTTCATGCACACCATCAATGGATGCTTCGAAATACACAAGTTTGAATTTTGCCCATGTATCAAAAACTTGTTGCTTGACTCGGATGCTGGCATTGGTTGTATACCATACATCTATGTTTTCTGGACATGGAAATTTTTTTAATATTTCCAGATGAACATCATTTGCCAGTGGCTCACCCCCAAAAAATTTGATACGGCCAATCTGAGAAAGATCAAGGAGGTCTAAAACTTTTAATATTTCTTGCAGTTTGACTGATTTCGCAGGTGCATGCGCAATATTAAACTTTTTCAATTCTTTTGTCCACAAACTACTGAATTGTGGTCCACATGTGATACAGGCCGCATTGCATTCAAAGTCTAAATTAATGTCTAATGCAACTGGCATAGTGTGATCTGTGTCGGGCACAATATCAAAACTTGCCATGCGAAAACTGTGCATGCTACTGTCTTCTTGTTGCTTGCATACATGACAATCGGGAATCCAATCAGTGACCAACGCCAGGTGCTCAAGACTGTGTGAGTTTGTAAACTGCCGAGATGATTTAAACCAACAACAGGGTTTGGCTGCAATGGTTGAGTGGTAGGAATGTAACGATAGACCGTTGCTTAAAAATCTACAAAATTTATTGGCCATTATGTTGACTTAATTTGCCCCAATAATTGCTTTAATTTTGCGCTTTGCACGTCTGCTGTGATTTTAGGTGTTTCTAAATCAAAGCCTTCTCTGGGTTGCGCTCTTTCCCAAGGCGGGTTATTGTCACTGCTGGATTCTGCAGATTTGATTTGACTACGAGCCTTGATTGAATCCATGATGTTACTCTGTGGTTTGTTGTATCCGGTTCCTTCATCGCCACCTTCGTCTGTGATGCGCATGGTTTCAATGTTGTATTCTAAATCAATCTTTTGCCCAACACCGGTTGAACTACGACTCTTCATACATTGTATCTGATACTTGCCACGCTCTTTCATGGCTCTGCTAGTAAAAATACCAAACACATTGTCTGCTGTGTTGATCTTTGAAATACCGCCTGAAATGTGTGAATGGTCAAATTCAACTTCTTCCACCGCGGATCGATTCAACTGCGACGCCGTGACCATTAACACGCCTAGTTCTTTGGCCAAGTTACGCAATTCTTCTGATACATATTTGTCTTTGACAAACAAGTCATTGGGGCTAACTTTGGCACTAACCGGCATCAGCAAGTCCAAGTAATCAATCATCACAAAGTCCACTCGCTTGCCTGTTTGAATTTGATACTCTTTCAAATAAGCACGAATGTCATTGATGTTGCTTTGTGCTGGTAACCCTTTGACTTGATAGTTGCCAGACTTTTTGGCCACCAGTTTGACCTTGAGTTCAGTTGTGTCCATGTCACGACGGATGTCCTTGGTGCTCATGTTTGTCAACATAGCATCAGTGCGCAGACTGGTCAGTTCTTCTGAAAGTTCCAGTGTGATGTAAACACCGCTTAGTCCTTGTTGTAACCAGTTCAGCGCAATATTCATCATCACAAGACTTTTGCCTGAACCCGATCCACCAGCAAAAATGTTTAATTCGCCGCGACTGAATCCGCCGTACAGCAGTCGATCCAATTGCGGCCATCCTGTGCTTACTTGCCCGCCCGAGTTGAAGTATTTTTCAATGCGAGCCTTAGGATCAGCAAAGTAATCCGTGCCCATGTCTTTAGTGAGCGATATCTGTACTGCATCCTTGATAAGTTTTTCAACAGGTTCAAATTCACCTTTCTCCAGCAAGTCTGCTGATTTTAAAATTGCACGCTCAAGTTCTTGACGCTTGGTAAACGCTTCAAACTCACCCATGAACCAGTCAAAGTGACCTTCGTTTAAATCTGGCACTGGTTGCAACTTGATGCCTGTGGTGGCCGCAATCTGTGTGCGGTCAGGCATGGTTTTGTGTTTGTCTGTGTGTTCTTTGATAAACTCAGCCGCTGGTCTCAAACTTCGGTCAAAGTTTTGTGGGTTGTAGATGTTTTGAACACGCACATAACTCTGTGCATCTTCCAACATCATTTCTAAAAATAGTCTTTGAACATCAAGTCCGTAGTCTTTTAACAAGTTGCTTCTTCCTTATTTCTATTTTGATTCGGCTGGTTTCTCTTGATTGCATTATAGTTAGCAAGGCTCCTAATCGTCCCAGTTTTATCACAGCGTCATTAACATCTTTGCAACCCTCGGGCCACTCGGGCATGCTCACAGCCCAACCCAGTTCCACAGCACGATCAACCAATTCCATGCCCGGCATGTCTTGATCTGGAACCACAGTGACTTCACGTCCGAGACTGCGAATCAATCTTGCTTGACTATCACTCACAGTGTTGTGCATGACCGCAAGTCCGCCTATACTCAGTGCATCAAAGATGCCTTCCATGACCAATACATGTTGCCAGTCTGCATGTTGTAGGTCAGTGCCAAACACATATCCAGGCTGTGAGTGATTGATGTACTTGGGTTGTTTGTCATCTAAAAATCTAGCACACCACCCCACCACTCGATTGTCATATGTAAACGGCACCAACACAAAAGGCCTTACCCAATGAATACCATCGTTCTTGATAGAGGTCATTATAGGAAAGTCTTCGGGCACTCCACGTTGTCTAATGTAGTTCCAATAGTAAGGATGTTCTGGTGTGACTACTTCAGAGAAGGGTGGAAAGTCATCAAGTTCTTCAAATTCAATGGCACTGAGTGTGTTGAATACTCGTTGGCGATCTTCCAGTATGCCATGTATGCTACGATGCCGCAGACTTTCAAGATTCAACATTTCAATCTCGTTGTCAGGAACCCCCATCCATGTCAACAGTCGTCGGGCTTTGAAACCCACTGTGCGTCCCAGAACAAAACTGGCTGTGTAAGAGCAGTTAAAACAGTGATAACTCCAGCCCTGTTCAGTGACTTTGATACCACCGCGACCTCGCCGATCCGCACTTTGCCCATTGTGGCTACAGCATACCGCATTGAAACTCAACCAGCCTTGTGGACTGGGCTTGCGTTTCGCAGGTAGGTAAGCAAGGATGTCTAGCATCTAATTAGTATAACAGGTTTGCTACACTAGATCAACGATATTGAACGTTTTGAACTCGGCCGTTGGTGAACAATGCTGTGGCAGACACATTGCTTTGAAATTGAATTGGCAAATATCCAGATCCACCATTGGTCACAGTGACCGAAGCCACGCCACCATTGGGATCAATCACGCAGGTGGCAGTGGCACCCGATCCGTTGCCGAGAATTTCAATCAAGGGTGGTGCCACATATTGTACTCCGGGATTGGTCACACTGACCGAAGTGACCACACCATCAGACACTGTGACATTGCCCTGGGCTCCGTAACCAATTGAGTTGTTGAATGCCAAGCGCAACAAAGGATGAAATCCCACAACATTGAAATAGTCGCTCACAGTTTCTGAGAGGTACTGTCGTGATTCTGTTACGTTGTACCAAACCGATTCGTAATTTTGAGCGGCCTGTACTTTGACTGTGCCTGTGTAGCCCACTAGATCGTACTTGATGGTGGTCAAACTGGCACCATTGGTGGGCATGAAACTGGAATAAAATTCAGTCATTTCAATGGCGTTCTGTGGCTGTGGGGTGAGTGCCCAGTCAGGCCACTGTGTTGGTCCAGGACCAAAGTAGTTGTTTTTGCCATACATGTCAGGCACCGTGACTTCGGCAGCAGGTATGTGTTGCGGCAGCACAGAATCCACAATGTTGCAGTCAGCACGAGCCTGGCTGTTGGCATCTGTGTAAACTGCCTGCACATAGTTGCCGGCTGTGCGTTGTATGCTGTAACTGGCAGGTTGAGCCTGTATGTTGATGGTATCTTGAGTGTCCAGCACCACTTTGACTCTGCCCAATGCAGAACTCAAGATTTCCATGGGTTTGGTAATCAACAGTTCGTCCCCTGTTTGATTGACCACACGGAACACAAAACTTGAGCCTGCAATATTCACAGGCTTTTGGTCTTGATTGATAAATTCAAAGAGCAGAACATTATCCACTCCCTTGTTGATGGTTAATTGTTTTGCGTACACTGGATCGTACCTCTTTGTAAAATATCCTCCACTGGTGTCTACTAAAAGGACTCGTACAAGTTGTTGATATAGATATACTGTGGTTGAATACATGCTATATTTAGTTTGTCCAAAATCTGCAATCCATAAATAACCCCGATGGGCAATAACATATTTGAGAAACTAACAGAAAAATACCCCTTCATAACATTGTGCGTTTATGCCAACAATGAGTATGTGGGTGTGGTGCAGAACAGGGACGATATTGTTACCACCATCTACGATTTTGGTTCTATCCTGGACCAAGAATCCAAAATGCTGTTTTTGGAGTTGGCCAGTGTTTGGTGGTGGGAAAGCAATAGATCAATTCCCATCAACATTTTTTTGCGCAAAGACTGGGAACAATTCCGTTACACCCTACGCACATTTGTCAACAAAGATCTAGAAATACTTCATGGTCCTGCTTGCAGTTTACTGGACATAGTGCGCAAGAAATCCAAACGCAAAAGTATCACGCTTGTGCGTAGGATGGATTGAACGATGTCAATAGACGCAGAATTAATCACTTCTAGCACTGCACATTCCCGCCAGTGTCTTCAGAGACGAAGTGTAACTGCCAGTCCTGAATTATGGTTTGTTCAAGATTTTGTTTATCCCCCGATGTTGGAAAAACTCTTTGACTTTGTTACCACTGCACCAAATTTGAATTGGCATTTGGTTTCAGGACAGGAAAATAAGAATCGCATTGAAGTTTCATGGGAGCCAGAGTCAGCAATTGAAGAAATTCATACTGTGTACGATAATCTCACTGTTGATCTAAATTCGGCATTTGGTCGAACTTTAAAATTCAACGGCATCAGCATATGGAAAGATGGACCGGGTTACAAGTACGGACGGCACATTGATACTGATCGCATTAACCTGGGTATCCAGATCTACTTGGTGGACGGTCCGGCAGACCTACATACCAAATTCTATTTTCAAGATCAAATTTTGCAATCAACATACAAAAAAAATCACGGATACATCATGGATAATAGTAATAAACTGCAACATGGAATAGAAACCCCGGTGCCAGAAGATTATGTACGCTACAGTTTATATAGCAGTTGGGACATTGTCAAGTAAGTTCATATGCAAGGCTACCAAAGCCGCGTAGGAAACTGCGTGGCTTTTCTTGAATGTGTAGCCCTGTGAATCGTCACCGTCCCAAACTGACGCAAATACTTCTGCCCACGGCCGTGTTTGCAAATGCGCCTTGCCTGGCCTGATGATTGAGATGAATGCTGCCATTCTGGGTATCGAGTCAGGTTGCATTACTCGCAGTAAATCTGTATAGTTGCCTACGTGTACCAGTTGACTGGCCCATGCACTGTCTGTCCATAGCCGTTGCCAAGGTGGAGTAGCCGTGAGCATGGCTTCATAGTGTGCAGGATCACGAATCAACTGATACACACTCATGTTCAAAAAGTCCAGTTTGAAATATCCACGAGATTCAGCAGTTTCATAATCCAGGGCCGCACAACCTGCAACAGGGTCACGTGGTATGTCCGTGACATAGATACCTGAGTTATGCCGACGTCCATTGCTCTGTCGTGCCGGAGTATGAGCAATAAGTTTTAGTACTGTTTCTCTGTCAGCAAAGTCAATGTCAATGTCTGCGCTCATAATCTTTTTAGATGTTTGTTTATGCTGTTGGTGTCTGCAAAGTACTGTTCCTGATCAAATGGCATTTCTATGCCGTAGAGTTTTTCTAACTCTGCGTTTAGGTAAGCCTCTTGAACAATATTGAATTTGATAGGTCTATTCTTGCGGTCAATTACACATTGCAACACATCCAAACTATCCTGTTCCTGATCTATTTGAATGACTTTTTCTCTAAAACGTAATAGTAACTGCGAGTACC